CCGTCAAAATCGTTAGATGTAAACGTTTTGTTAGAAACACCTTGAGCGTTTGTATCGCCTACAAGTGTAACGTTGGCATTTGGCATTGTGTAAGTACGTGTAGTGCCTGTAGATATTGCTGCTGCACTAAAAAGAAACTGTTTAGTTAAGTCAGATGCGTTTTGGATAACTAAGTTAAGGTCTGTAACAACTAAAGTAGAAATAGAGATGTTTAAAGACCCATTATTTGTAATCTTTACGTTGTTTCCTACTCCATCGCGAAAGTAAATTTCATTATTTAACACATAAAAGCATGCTAAGTCAGATGCAGCAGGTGCCCAACTAGATAAATTGTTAAAACGTACGCTTCTGATAGTAGTTAAGTTATTTGAACCAATAGAAAGGTCAGACGAGATGTTCATACCTGATGGAGTAACTTTAACCCCTTTAGATGAGCTGTGGTCGTGACTGTCAATAGCATCAAAAACCGAGTTTAATAAACTAGCCCAAGTTGGAGCTGGAGTACTTAATACATCAGGTTTAACTAAGTTCATGTTAGGAGTAGTTGTAGTCATTTCTTAACCTTTAAAAGAACAGAATGGTTACTGTTACGGTGTTTGTTGTGTTTAACATTATAGAAGTGGTTGGCATGGTATTTTCAGTTGTAGATTGGTAAATATCTGCAGATGCATTTTTATCTACAATAATCCAACCTGTAACTGACCTATTTAAACCATGGTCAACGACGTTATCAACACCTGAAGTAAGCACAACGGCTTTTTTAAGTGTTGGAGAATTTAATAAAGGGTTGGTTATTATGCTTTGAAATGTATTAACTAAGCTATTTTCAACTCGTTGTACGTCAGGGGTATTAGTACCTGATCTAACATATGGTTGCATAAAACCCTCTCTTAGTTAGAGCCTATAAAAGGGTATAGTGCACCGGTATTTAAAGAAGACTCATCTGTGATATACTCAGGAGCTCCACTATCGCGTACTTGTAATACGTTTTTAAGTTGTTGTAATATTTCTAAACGTTTACCATTCAAAGTTGATGTGTCAGATTCTTCTTTTGCAAGCATTGCCATAGCTATTGTAAGGCTTAAGTACTCGTCACCACCAACTATTACTTCTACTGTGTCAGCAAATGATGTAATAACTGTAGGAGATGGAGTATACCATAAATAAACTGTAGAACTTTGGTTTGGTACTGGTAAAAATTTAATATTGTTTCCGACCATTAGGTATTTGTATACGTTACCATAAGGTGCGGCTGTAAACGCTAATCCAGATCTAAACTTATTACGTTCAGCGAACATAAAAGGTCTTAGTGTTAAGAATTTTTGAGAGGATGCGTCAATTTGTAAGTCAACTCCATCTAGTTTATAAAAATCAGAAGGTAGAGCGTAAGTATCTGTTCCGCCTACTACAGCTATTGTTGCACTAGTTGTGAAGTATTGGTTGTTTGCTTGTATTATTATATTGTATAAGTCGCGGTAAGCTATATTAGCATAACGAATAAGCTCAGAGTCTGCCGTACCAGATTGGTCGATAAACTTAGAGTTTCTCATATCTGCTAAATCAATAGCGGTATCAACTATAGATTGTATTGTCATTAACATAGCGATATCCTTTTAAAGAAATGTGGGCACCTTGCGATGCCCTTAACTTATTAAACTTGAGAGTTTTTAAGTGTAATTTCTAAAAGTATAGCGTCACCGTTATTAGGGTCTACAGCAGCAACAGCTCCAGTAGTGATTCCTAAAGTTGCTACGTCTACGTATGGAGTAGCAGCAGCGGATTGGTCGTCTAAAATTTGAATTCCATTGATAACAGATACAGTAGAGTTAACTATAGAACCAGTTACGTTTAAAATTCTTTGGTATCTATCGTAAGAAGTACCAGAAACGTCAGTCTTACCAAAAGTAATTCTGTATTTACCAGCAGCAGTTCTTGCTATAGACAAGATACCTTTTGAAGGGTTACCAGATGCAGTAGTTGTAGAAACTAAAGTAGGTGCACCAGTTGCGCCGATTGTTGCTTTAACGTAAAGTTTAACAACTCCACGCTCTAATTGATAAGCGAATTGTATAAATTCTCTTGAAGCCATGATGTATTTTCCTTTTTGAGCTTTTCGTCCTCGAGGGAGCGTTTAGTCTTAATTTAATTTAAAAAATGAGCCATCCTTAGCTCAGATTAGCCTAGTTAGGCTGGGAGTATAACGCGAGCGTTGAAACCAGGTGCGCGGCAGCTTAAGTTTGCGTAACTGAAAGATCTAACTAATAAAGAGTCAGAAGAAGAGTCACGAATCATAGTTAACCCGTCTGCATTAAACAAACGTACAGCTTCACCAAGAGATTTCAATTTCCAAGTGTCCATTTGAAGAACGAATGCAACACCAGCTGGACAGTTTTGGTCAGGAACAACAGTCATAATTCCGTTTGGTCCGTTAACTTTAATTCCAGAGAAAGATGCTTTAATTTCAGCTTCAGAAACGTTAACGTCAACAAATTGTACTTTAGATCCAAGTTCAGAAACCAAACGATTCCAGTCGCGGAAGCTCATAAATACATAGTCAGGACGTCCACCTTCACGAGCAGCTAATGTAGCAGCTTGAACTACGGCAGCTTCGATAGTCAAAGCAGAACCGTCAACTTTAATACCACCAAGGCGTACTTTATCTACAGAACGGTCAACGTTATAGAAAGAGTCACCAGCAGTAATATCAGAACCTTTTAACCATGCAGTTAATCCAGTGATAGTTGCGTTAACGTCACCAGCAGCTTGGTAAATAAAGTCAGATGCAGCAGCACCAGTAATTAAAGAAGTAAGGGCAGCAGCAGCTCCACCAGCAGTAGCAGCGCACAAGAAAGCTCCAGCAGCGCGGTCGATAGAAACAATGTAAGCAGTTCCAGAACGTGCAGCTCCACCGTCAGTAGCAGAAAGAGCAATGCTCATTCCAACTTCAAGGTTAGTAGCTTGGTCAGCAATAGCTAAAGTAACCATTGTAGAAGAAGAGTTAACAGTTGCAGTAGATGCGATTTGAGCAACAGTACCAGTTCCAGATCTGTACATTTGAACAGCTAAAGAACGAGTAAGAGCTAAAAGAGCTTGGTCAATTTCAAATTGAACAGCTTTCATGAATGCGCCTTTATCACTTTGAGAAGCTTCGAGAGTTTCGTTAGCGATTGCAGCCATAGAGTAGTTTGTCTTACGAGTAAGTAAGAAAGCTTTGATGTTAGAGTTTGTAGTACTAACGTTTGCACCAGAGAAAGATGCAGAACGGTTTTGAGGAGTACCGATAACGATTGGCTCTTTAGAAGAGTCACCGTAGAAAGTTTCGTCTTTTGGCATAAGAGCGAAAAGTGGGTTGTTTTTGTATGCTAAGTTCTTAATAACTTCGCTAGGATATAAAGTCTTTAACGCAGCTGCGAAAGATGTTTGGTCTAGAGCCATGATAGGTCTCACTTTCAATAAAAATATACGGGGATGGTAACGTGTTATTTCGTTCCAAGGCCGTTAATGGTTTGGTTTGGCAACATGCCAGAAAAAATTGTCGTCATCTTCTACGTACAACTACCAACAAGCTGATGACTATGGTAGGGGTATGCCTCGAGACGTCGGAGGTCTTACAGAATATAAAGCACACGGGATAAATAGACACCTATAAGTTCATATTTAATTTACAAAATGTACTTATAGGTTACTTCAAAAATTTAACTGTTTTTAAGCCAATACAGCGACGTTTTAACTTTGTAGATACTATGACTAGGGTCGATATTTGACGCTCTAGAATCGAATGTTTTTATTAAAGTAACTTATTGATATTACAGCATTTGCTATTTTTGCATTAAAGATATGCTTGGGAAATATGAAACACGATCAAAGATGTTGCAACCTGTCGAATCGTGATTTTTTTTACCTTACTGCCCCAACAATATCTATGAATTTTGCAAAAACACCATTTTTTTGGCATTCTTCTTTTTATTTATATTATATATTATTATATATATATTTTTTTAGAAATATAGAAAATAAGAAAATACCCCTATATGTTGATTTTTTAAAAAGTCGAGTTTAATAAAATCAATAACTTAACTTTTTGAGTTTCTTAAAATCTCCCAATAATAGATAGGTAGTTTTTTTTTGCGATAAGAAGTGCCGACAAAAAGAAAGAGCCACCCGAAGGTGACCCTAAAATATGGCGGAGTCTGAGCGATTCGAACGCTCGAAGCTTTTTACACTTGCTAGTTTTCTAGACTAGTTCCTTAAACCACTCGGACAAGACTCCATGGTATATGGTGGACGCTACGGGGTTCGAACCCATGACCTTCTGCGTGCAAGGCAGACGCTCTCCCAACTGAGCTAAGCGCCCTTACGTTACTCGACTGACTTAACCAACTTAATAGATGACTTCATTCCAGTCTTGCCTTTTTCTATTTCACGTATCAAGGCATAGTCTTCAGCATATGCATGAATTACTCTTCCCTCATGAACGGTAAACACTAAAGATGAAGTGTCTTTTTTATGGACATCTTTCTTATAGAAAGCTAGGAAGTTGCCACCCTCTGATTCAGTCTCTTCAATTTGAAAATAGTCTGCATCAATAATGGCTTTAAACTTAATAGCTGGGTTCATAAGGTCTATGTACACGCACACAAATCTTAGAGTGGACATAATGGACCTGCTTCAACTTCTTTAAGAACTTTTTTACCGTTTTCTTCTGTAGCAACTACTACTGTTAATTTACTTTGTTTAACTTCTTTAGAACATGTAACAGATGCCACACCATCAACAGCGTTAGCTTGTTTAGCTTCATCAGCTCCAACTATCCACCATTCAGGGTTATGCTTAGCTCTAAGTGCTTCACGAGATATTCCAAGACGACCAGCAAGTAAATCTAATAACATATTTTCAAGTTTTCTCATGAAATCTATTTGCTTTTCAATCTCAGCTATATTGCCTTGAACTCCACCAGAAATACCATGACTCATCAATACACCAGTGCGTGTAATCAAACGAGTTTCAGATGCTTGAAGAGTTACAAACGCCATCGATGCTGCGAATTGGGCAATAGCTACTACGCCTTTACCATCTTCACTTTTGAGGTATTCAACTAAGCGAGTACCGGCAATAACTTCTCCACCTGGACTTCTAATAAACAAGTAACGAGGCTTAGATTTATCCAACGCATCAAGCTTAAGGATAGTATATTCAACAGATGCTCCAGACACTTCAAAGTCCATAGCTACAAAGTTATCTGTAGTAAGAACAATATTTTGCACTTCTACTTTGTTAGACACATTAGGAAATACAACAGCAAGTGTTACAAGAGCTGAAACGATAATAAGAGCAAGTAATTTTTTCATTGAGTTATTCCTTATTTAAGTAATGAGATTGCAGCCGCTAGACGTTCTTTTTCAGTCATAGGCTTTTTAGTTTTAGGGCTTTCAGATTGCATCTTATTACTTAAAGTAGAAGTTTCTTCTTCTGCCTTAACTTCATCAGTTGCATTTTGTACTATTTCAGCAATTGCTTCTGCTTTTTCTTCTTCTTTTAACCATTTAGATTTCATAACCTTTTTAATGCTCTTAGCTATGCGGTCGTTAACTTCCTTAGCTGCATCTTTAGGGTCTATAATCTCACCAGTTTCACTAAATACTTGCTCCATATATTCACGAACAGTATTAGTTAAGCCTAATTGGTCTATCAAGTCATACTCACCAGCTTTAATAGCTTCTTGAATATTATGAGTCAATTCTTGTTCAGCTTGAGCAACTCTTTCTCTATAGATTTTGTCTTTCTCAGCTTGAAGTTCAGCTTTAATCTTTTCAACTTCTTCAAGTGCTTTAGCAGCTACTGGGTCAACATTCTTAGGATTGTTTGCAGCTTTAACAATTTCATCAATAGATAAACCAAGAGACTTGAGAACCTCTAATGGGTTTTCACTCTTTAATTGTTTTATTCTTTTGAATTCTTGCAGTTCTGCACGTTCTGAGTCTAGGCGAAGTCTCTCAGCTTCCAACTTTTGGCGTTGTTCTCTCTGATGCTTCTCAATGCGGGCAACTCTATCAATCTCTGCAGTAGGCTTGTCGTTAGACTTAACTTCCTCTGCTTTGACTTCTTGAGTCTTTACTTCTGGGGTAACTTCCACGGTAGATTCTGTGGTTGTTGTAACGTCTGTCATGTTTATATCTCCTTGTGACAAAGTACTATTTAATCACAAAAGATATTTCATAAGTTATTTCATAAAAAATTAAGAGCCCCAGGACTGCCCAGAGCTCTTACTTCGGCCGAGACACCTCAACCCTTTATATGACCAGGTGCCCACTATTCCTTAGTAGCCCTTCCCGGTACTGCATAATAAAGCACGTTAGCTAGGCTTAACAGGTCCTTGAGGTGCTGGTGGTACTTGGATTTGTTGGATTAATCTACGACAGTCATTTATGTAACGACGAAGTAACTTAAGCTTAGTTTCATCCTTATCGTTCATTCTTTCCCATGCATAATGACGTAATGCGCAAGTCATAGCAAAGTCTAATGGATCATAAGGCTCAGGTGCTATATAGTCTCCATTGTCTAACATTTCTTCAATAGAAATCTCAATAAACTTACGAGGTGCTGAGCTCATAGCTATCTGACTTTCAAGGTCAGGCATTTGAAGTAAGTCAGCTGCATATTCTCTATCAATAAAGCCGTTAGCTACGAAACGTTCAATAGTATCAATACGTCCTGCTGGGTCAGTAGGTAGACTTGATGTAGGAACTATTTGAAGTACAAAGCTTTCAAAGTCTTTAGGTATAATGCTGGTAGACAATTGACGAAGTCCAATAACTTTATCAAGTGTATTAATCTTAAAGTCAATTTCAGTAAGTTCTTGTAATAATACTTTAACTAACTCGATGTGTTGAAGCTCAAACGTTTGACGCAACATCTGCCATCTTTCAGACTTGATGTCACCCATAGTTCTAAGTGCTTCACCAGATTCAAGACCTTGAGGTGCTTGACCTTGAGTGTCCATAGGAGTTAATCCTACGCGTTGATACATTTGAGTTATTAAAAATTCTAATTGTTGTCCCAACTCAGGTGGCATAGCTGAACCGTTATGAATAATCGGAGCAACACCATTTTTAAGGTCCATACCTATCATAATCCCAACTTTGTTAGTCATATGTTCAGGTTTCATTTGGGAGTTTATATCATAGAATACACGAGGAATAGAAACTAACTTCATGATAGCTTGTTGAGTAGCTACAATGCGGTCAACTTCTCTTTGAAGTGGAGCCAATTCGTCTACAGCAGATTGACCAAGCCAACCAACTACGGGTTCATTATAATCTATCTTAACTACAGGGAAATAGTCTTTTTCATATGGTTCATCAAGTAATGTAACGTTTTCAATTGCTATTACATGACGACCTTTTTTAAGGTATGTATTCTTACACCATGCTTCAAGAATCATAATAGAAGGTGTATAGTTCATGTTTTCCATACCGCGACGTACTTCAACTACGCTAGCGCCTTCAATTTGTTCTTTAAATTTAGGAAACAATTTAACTGCAACGCTAATTGGTATTAACTTTTTATGTACCATTTTATATGGCTTATTGTAGAAACCGTCGGATGGGTCAATGATAATTTCATTAGCATAAAGTCTTTCAATCTTAACTTCAGCGTTCTTTTTATCTTTAACTACTTTAATGTATCCAACTTTATTAATCATTGCATCGCGCATAGCTAATGTAAGATGGTGATGGATACTATATTTGTTCATCAAGCCTTTGATAAGGTCATTGAGGTCTTCAGCTTGTTGGCGTCCTTTAGCATTAGAACGATTAGTAATAGCTTTAGGAAGGATAGTAAGAGAAGCAAGTTTAGCTGTCAATGTATCAATAAGGGCAGCTGTAAGGTTTATATTAACTCTGTTAACTCCATTACTAGTCCCTAATTGTTGGTTTACATTAATATCATTTCTATAACCAGAACCATCAATAGAACCAAACCCAGAGCCTAGGTATTGTCCTACATTATCTAAGTTTGCAGTACTTATTGAATTATTAACATTATTTTCATAATCAGACACTAACGCAAACAAAGATTCATGCACTTTGTCTTTATCAGATTCTATCCAGTCGTTATATATTTGAACTCTTGCCATTTAATGGTCTCCTTTAGTCACTTTTAAAGCACGTAGGGTTAATCTAAGAAACTACTTATATCATCAAAGAATGAGTCGCCTCTATTAGCATCTCTGGCCTCTTTGTCAGCCTTTATAATTTGGTCAAAGAATTGACGCTCACGGTATGCATCATCAATTACTACAGGACGTGGTACTTTTTCAAGATATTCTAATGATTCTCTAAACGCATATAATGTAGCATCTAGATGGTCACATTTCATACCTTCCATCTCTGTTGTCCTATCATCGTTCCAAACTACTGATTTCATTTCTTTTTGTAATTCATCTGTAGTATTTGGTAACAATATCAATTCATTATTAATAAGCGCATCGTTAAGAATTTCTATGTAGTGAGCTTTATTAGTCTTTTGCGCTGGGTTTATAAATATATGATACTTATCACTAAACTCTTCAATAATAATCTTAGACGCACCAGCAGGGTCACCTACTATTCTACGCGGATTGTACTTGTCTTTAAACCTTTGTAAGTGGTTAGCTATGCCAGACACTGACAAGCCAGACTGCCCAAATGTTTCTAGTACATATGCAGTTGGGTTATCTTTACGCCACCCAATAATACTAAACGCTGTTTGGTCATTAAACCCAAAGTCAATACCCATAACCGTATTCCATGAATCTGGATGGTATGGAATAGATGGAGTCCCAACATGAAAAGGTCTAATCATCAAGGACTCTTCATCAGTACACCATTCTCCTAAGAACTCACGACGAAACTTAGGATTGTTTCTATCAACTTTTTTACGTCTTAAAAATAGATCAGCGTCTAAGTCCCATTGCTTTGCCATAAATGGGTTATCGTAAGCAGTCCATCTAAACACATCCCATTCAGCTTGATTAGTTGATTCAGTAACCTCGTAGAACATACCCATACAATGTGCAGCAGGTGTTCCTATCATCATAAGCTTACCTTGTAAGTCTGACAATGCCGGAACTATAATTTCATCAACTAAATAATGTAATAACTTTTCACGAAATGATGCAGCTTCATCTATGATACAAAATAATAATTTTAAACCACGAAAAGACTCAATTTTCATAACGTTATTAGCCCCAGCTATGATAAGCTTAGAGCCATTAGGAAATACTATTTCATCTGCGTTTACTTTAGCTTTTGGAGCATATTTTGCTATAAGAGGTCTTACGGCAGGCATGAATATGTCAGCAACTGATTTGTCTGTAAGGGCTAGATAGATTCCAATAGTCCCAGGATTGCTCATTAACTCTTGAATACCATAAGCAGCACATACTGTAGTTTTACCGCCACGACGTGAACATAAAGCAGCAACAAACCTAGCTGGCGATAATGCAAACGCTAGTTGTTTATCAAACAGCTCTTGATATACAGGAGCTATTTTATATAGTTGCTCTAATTCACTCATTGTTAAGCTTCTTTAGTTACAGTCTTCTTAACTTCTTTAGGCTTAACTTCAGTTTCAACTTCTTCAAATAGAATTTCGCGAACTGAGCTCATTGGTATAATTGTGTTAAATATAATTAATGCATTCATTTTATCAGAGTAACGAATAGATACCGTTTGGCCTTTTAATTGTTGGCCATGGGATATAACTTGTACAGAATCAAGTGTTGAAATAGCATGTATAAAATAAACTCTTTTGATTAGCATATATTACTCCTTTGTAATCAAGTCAAGTATTGTTTGGTTGTAAATTTTAACTTTGTCGTCTTTTTTAAGTTTAAGCATTTCTTTAGTCGGCCATGCAACTGTAATAGGTTTAGTTGTATCTAATACAAGAGGTATTAGTAATTGTTTTTGAACACCTAAGTTTCTAAATACAAATTTAGTGTATTGAAGATACACATAATTAGTTTCAGGGTTGGCAACAATGTAACCTATGATTTGGTTTGAATCGTCTTTATGAGATGCTATAAATATTGAGAAGTCTAATTGATGAAGTGAGGAAATGATGAATTTGTTGAGGAATTCATAGATATCTTTTCTGTCCCAACCTTTAAAGATTGATTCAGTGTATTGAGATAAGCAACTGACAGAACTAGATAATATAAAGTTAAGGTCTTCAGATTTTACCTCTCTTATATTAACGCTATCTTGTAAAGCCATGATATCTCCTATGCTTACTACTCGAAACAAAGCACAAAGGAGAGACCCCTGTATTATCAGGGGCTTATGGTAGGTTATTTTTTAGATGGGTCAATTGACTGGTGGGTCTGTTGGATGGTGTCTGCAGATACTTCAAGTAGTGCGTACACTGTAGCGTAAGTTACTACTAAGCTGAAGAATATCATTATTGTTAACCCTATTACAGTAACTGTAAACAGTAACCCTATGATAGTCCTAATTAAAGCTTCTTTCATGGTGTTTACCTCCTTACAATTATCGTATCATAGTTTAAATACTTTAGCAACTACTTTGTATCAGTTGATTTATCGTATTTCCCATCCCATATTTTAGGGTCTAAGGGTGGGTTATTATTAGGAATAAATATACGATTGCCTGACTTAGGTCTAACTAGCTGGATATGAACCCATGTAGGCGTATAATTTTTATGTTCAAAATATAAACCTAATTGTTCTGCTAATTTAAGATTCTGTAATACGTATTCAAATACTCTATTATCAGTGTCTTTAATATCTATAGCTAACCCTGTAATATGATTAGATGATGGAGCTCCTCCAATCTTAGTATTATAAGATTTTGGTCTCCAACCACTTGATACTAATATCATTGGTCTGTACTTGCTAAGAAAAGTATTAACAGCTTCTAATAATTTAGTAACATTATCATCTACTTCTGATGTTAAATCATTAGGGTATTTCTTATCGTTACCATTCCAATACATTTCTTTACGTATTCTCATTTTTTAGAACCTCTAGTCATGTAATGAACAAATAATGGCCAAACAAATATAAAAACTATAGTAGTAATAATTTGTAAAGTTAATGGGTCTTTTTCAAATACTCTATATTCTTTACCATTTACTTTTGTTTTACCAACTTCTCTACCATAAATAACATGTTGTAGTCTAAATACAAACAACATAATAAAAAAGTGAATAAGTCCAAAACCTGTGTATACTAAGAATGCTGTAAATAGCATGTTGTCCCCTTAATGAGCCATATCATCAATTTTGATGTAAGCTTTTGTAAACCCTAAACCAACTAAAATAACTATAATTATAATCTCTATCATAGCCATGACTCCAATATTAGATTATAAATTTGTAATGACGTAAGTCCGTAAATAGTAACGTTTTGAATTATAAATTTATGATGGTCATAAGTTAATTCATCTAGATTATATAAGTTACCGTGCCATTTAGCGCAGTTATAAATTTCTTTACGAAACTTATAAAGAATTTCACGTTCGGTGTTATTCATCTTTAGATTCCTTATCAGTTTTTAACACTACTATAGTCAAAACTATAATAATTAATATCAATCCAGGTATAGCCTCTGGGCTAAATCTAAGTACTAAATATGTAGCTGCAAACACTCCAAAAATTGCTGCTATTACATTAAATAAATCTCTCATTTTACTCTCCATTCAAATAGGCCAGACATGCTACCCATATTAGCAATGCACCTATTAATATCAAAATCATTGGGTTCACTTGATTAATTCCTTAATCTTGTTAAGCATATCAACCCCTCTTGGGTCGGAATATGGCTCATCAGTTGTATAGACTTTAACTTCATTCCTAATAGTTAATTGTCCATTAGAGAATAGACTAACACCTTTAGCCATAGCTTGCAATAGTTTTTCTTTAGTTTCTTCAACTTTATCCAAATCGCATTCTACGTATAATGCATCATGTAAAGTACATACTACACTAAGCCCTGCCCTGGATGCTTCTATTAGTCCTGCCTGCATTACAGATGCCCCACCAGCTTGGTTAGGTATATTTTGAAGTTGAGTTAAAGAGTGACTTTCTTCAGTAAAGTATAGCCATCCATTAACAGGCGCTTTATAATACCCTTTACGCATAGATGAATTATAATGAGTTTCTACATATTCCCAATATTGATTATAATAATGTTTATGGCCTGTAATAAACTTATCAGCAATTTCAAAAGCTTTACGTGATACTTGTT